GTCATGCCCTTGTCGCCGACTTGGGTCGGCATGCGAATCCATGAGCTTTCCGCCTTCGGGATCGTGATGTTCGGCAACGACTGGGGCGAGTTCTGCACCTCAAAGGCGACGGTTACGATCGAGCCGCTCACCTTCACCACGCGGCAGGGAAGCGCGCGCCCGGTATTCTCAATCGCTTGCCGGGCCCGGTTGATCGCAAGTTGATTGGCACTTTTCTGGACGGATAGCTTGTCGTAGTAATCAGCCATTCGCGTTGACCAAGCAGTTGACGATCGTTACCCATTGGGTAGCGTCGGGCGACCGGAAGTTGCCGATCTGCCGCAGTTCAGAGACAAAGAAGTTATTTTGGAACGTCGTTTGATACTTCACTTGCGATGGGCTCGCGTTTGCGGTCATTGTCGTGAGCCCGGGCAAGTTTTGATACCCCTTCGGCATCTTGACGATGCTGCCCATACGCAGATCCGCTCGAGCCACGAGCTTGAGTTGCAGCGTGTTGACAGCTAACCAAGTCGGCTGGCCGACGAAATCGGTGATCGCCAACTGCACTTCGGGCGGCTTGTATGTGCTATCCCATACGATGATCCGACCGGCCTGGATGCCAATGTTCACGCGCTGATCGAACACACCTTCGGTGATGTCACCGACGACTTGTGCAAGCTGATCGATGGTCCCGCACACGTGGGTCTCATCGAAGTTTTGAACCAGATTGCCGCCGATGTTCATATCGACCGGCATGCCGGGGTAGGCGGTCGAGAATGTCTGCTGCAACGCGCTCGAAAGCGGCGTGCCGGCCGTCCAGTACAGAACAAAGTCGCCCTGGTTGTCGACCGTGTAGACGCCCGGAATCACAACGAAATCGAGCGTTTGATTGATGCCCTCCCAGTTGCCAAAGCTCTGATATACCGTGCCTTTGAGGATCGTCCCCGCGTGCGATGGGTTGGCAAGGGGAAGGCCTGCCTTCATTCCGGCTTTCAGTTCCAGCGTCATGCCGGCGAACTGCTGCGGCTGCGTCAAGTCTTGCAGTGAAATGCCGTGCAGCGTGACGGTCGAGGCACCCGATGGATTGCCGTATGGCCCCACCAGCGCGTCGTACTCGATCTGTAGTGCTCCGGGGTCGCGAATCCCCCTTGGGTGCGAGGCCCATGTTCGAACCGGCTGCGTCTTACCCTGCGGCGTCAGCGAGAGTTCATAGAATCGCATTAGGGATTCACTTCAATATTACCGGTGTCTTCCCTGAACAAGAGGGTAGACGTCTGGAAAACACCCGGCGCGAGGTAAATGTCATAGTCGAGCGGGGAGCCCACAAGAGCCCCGCACCACGTGACGGAACCGGATTGGTCGATGATCGAGAGATACCAGCGCTGCCCGACAACATTCCACGTCACCGCGCCCAGGTAGCTCGCTCCGTCAAGCGTGAGCGGCGTCGAGAAAGGCGGCGTCAGCGCATTGTTCAGCGTGAGCGGGATAAGCGTCATAATGCTGGGCTACTCAGGTATTGGTTGACGACGCCTGCGACATTGCCGACGTTTTGCACCGCGTTCTGAGCAGCAGAGCCGATCGCAACGGACGGGTTAGACCAAAACGATGTGCCGGCCGCTGTGGGGGGCGTAACCTTCGCTCCCGATGAGAGTTTTGACATCAGCGAGTTGTACGCTTGCGTCAGTTGCTCGCCCGTCACCAGAGGGCGCATGAAATCCAACTGGTACTGGATCATCTGCTGCTTGCCATCGTTCCCGATCTCCGTCATCTGCAACAGCAGGCAGTTCGTGTAGATGAACGAGGGCGTTGCGATGTGATACCGGCCGCCGGCTGCGTTGTGTGCGGTCAGCGAGTTTTGCAGCGCCGTGAAAATCGCCAACTTCGTCAGATACCCAGCCGTATCCTTCACCGGCGCGATCATGCGCAGCGAGATATTGAGCGGCTGCTGGATCGTCGCGTTTGCTGCAACCGCCTGATTGGCGAACGGGTAGGTCGCCACTTGCTGGCTAACGAGCGTTGAGCCCGGAACCGGCACGAAGCGTGCGAAGAAATCGTCCGTGTTCAGCGAACCACTGGTCAATACCCCTTGCGTTGCACCAAGTAACTGCCCCGTCAGGCCGACTATCGGCAGCATGCCGCCCAGCGTATTTGACGCGATCCCGTCAACCAAGATGATCGGCGACACCTGAAATGCGACGTCATAGATCGATCTTGCGGCGTCGGACAGAAATGCCATATCAGTGCGGAGCCGCGTTCGTGCTCACCGCTACGCGAGCAGCGGTTGAGTTGGTGATGTTGATATTGACGCCTTGACGTTGAGACATGAGGCTTAGGATTTTCGCGATGTAAGTCTGCGTTTCGCGCGGGGCGTAACGCTCCCAATCGGAACCATGCGCGGCGATAGCTGCATCCAGGCGTGGATGATCCTTATTGCCCATGCCCCAGTTGTAAGCGGCCAAGGCCTTGCGAACATCCCCGCCGTAGCGCTTTAGAAGGAATGCATCGTATCGAGCACCGCCCATAGCCGATTGAAGCGGATCGAACGGATCTGTGACGCCGTATTGGCGAGCCGTGGGATCCATCAGTTGCATCAGCCCCTTCGCCCCTGCGGGGGATACCGCTTTGGGATTGAGCCGCGATTCTGTATATGCCTGCGCTGACAGCAACCCAGTTGGAAGTCCGCTCAGAGAACCAATTCCCTCTAGATTGATACCACTTCCGCTAAGGGATGAAACCTTGTCGCGAAACATATGAGCCGCATCACGCAGGCGATACCCAAGCCTTGCCATCGCGCCAGCTACGGTGCCCGACTTTGCCGCTTGTTCTCGCGATATAGGCGGTCCTTCCAGGGCGTGAAGCATGGATTTCGCCTCGGGCCCGGCAACCTTCAACAAGTGGACTGCTGCCGCCGCTGCGGCATCGCCCATCTTTTTCAATTCGGGAGACGCTTGGGCGAGTTGATCATTGAACGTGTTGACGACTTGCGCCCAGTTGGACTTGAGCGATGCCTTAACGTCCGACGCCTTATCAGCTGTGTCTTGATCGACCGCAGCCTTTTGTGCTGCGATCAATTCCTTCTGTTGGGCATCGATCCACTCGTGATCCGGCCGACTTTGCATCTGATTCAATTGCTGAATCGAGAAAAAATCGGTGAATCCATAGGCGTTAGCCATTGATCCCGCTGGCTGCCCGGAATTCTTCCACCCTCGGTACTTGGAGGCAGCCGCGCGGGCGAAGTCATACGTCAACTGCTCGGCATCTTCGTTCTGGATCTGCTGCGGCGTAAGGCCCGCAGCAATGAGTGCGCGCCACTTGGTCGGATCTCCTTGAATATTTGCGATGTTTCCAAGATCGGATGCACTGAGCCCAAATTTCTCGAAGTTGGCCTCGAACGCCTGCGTCTGGCCGATTTTAAGGCCGAGCCCGCGCGCCTGTAGGTTTTGACCCGCAAGCATCGACGTCGAACCATAGACCGCGCCTACTGCCGACGAGATACCGCCGACTCCGACCGTGCCGAGCTTGAGCAGGATCGTGCTCATGCTCGAGATCGATTTGTGCATGGCCGCGGATGCTTTCTGCATCCGGGTCATCTGGATCGCGCCGTCTTTAGCCTTGGTGTTGAACTTGTCCTGCACACCGATGGCGCGCTGCATCGATTTCGAAATCGCCTCGGCTTGAATGGCCGCAATCATCAAAAATTCTTTCGACGAATGCGAGGACTTGGAAAAATCCTCCATGCCGGTTCCGGCGTCCTCGATTGTATCGACGACCTTCTTCCAATCGTCGGGCATTTCCTCGAGTTGCTTCTGGTACTTGTTGAACAGTTCGTAAAAGGCTTTGAACTGGTCGCCGCGTACCTCGATGTCGACGATTGACTTAACGGCCATTCTTCAGACTGTCCAGTAGGTAGCGCTGACGAAATTCCAACGCGGAACGATAGGGCGACTCGTACCGCTCGAAAGTCTCCGAGAAGCCTTCGGTCGTGACGTATGTCAGGATGGAATCAATGAGGGTGCCGCGGGTGTATGCGAGCCCTGCGTCAAGATCGGCAAAGAGCCGGCGAACTCCGTAGCACTCGATGATGTGATCGACGCACCGATCGGAGAAGCGTAGGCCATCGCCGTCGTCTCGCGATCGGCTTTGCGGGCCATCGCATAGTTGCAGGTAAAAAAAACGATCGCGCTGGCTGCCTCCTCCCAATCCTCCGCATCGAGCTTTCCGCTCGAAATTGCGGCGTCAACCGGAAGCATGTCCCAGCCATGATGGCCAGGGCATAGCACCATCGTTAAGCGCTTCAGTTCCGCGATGAGTGCCGG